AAGACCCCAACCCTGTCAGACCTCCGAGAATCCGGTGGCATCGAGAACAACGCCAACATCGTGATCCTCCTGCACCGCGAGGACTACTACGACCGCGAGTCCCCCCGCGCTGGCGAATTCGACTTCATCGTCGCCAAGAACCGCATGGGTCACAACGCAACCGTCACCGCCGGATGGCAGGGCCACTACGCCCGCATTGTCGACATGGAGGAGACCTGATGGACATCGACTCCGCGGACATCGTCGCGATGCGGGAGCAAGGCGACCTCAAAGCGTTCCTGCTCTCCCTGGCCGGCCGCACCCCGACCGCTGCGGAACAAGGCGCCGCACCCGACAAGCCCGCCTACCACATCCCGCGCAAAGGGGCCTGGCCCTGCGGCACCGCACCCAGCGGCCCCACCCCACCACCCTGTGGGAAATGCCCATGACCGACACCTGCCCCAACTGCCTGGAACGCGGCATACAGCCCCGAGCCGAACGGCGTGACGACACCCAGATCCGCTCCGCCTACCGCTGCCCCCACTGCCACCACGCATGGATCACCAACCGACAGCGGACCGCCCACCCCGCCGCCTGACCGCCACCTCATAGCCATGGCACCCACTGACATCACGGAGACATTAATGACCTGCAGCCCACCGCCCCGCCCAATCCGCTCCATCAGCTACGGAGGAGGCGTCCAGTCCACCGCCCTCCTCGTCCTCGCCGCCCAGGGCCGCATCGACTTCCGGCTGTTCCTCATGGCCAACGTCGGCGACGACTCCGAGAACCCGGCCACCATCCGGTACGTCGAGGAGTACGCCCGCCCCTTCGCCGCCAAGCACGGCATAGAGCTGGCCGTCCTGGACCGGGTGAAGCGGGACGGCAGCATCGAGACCCTGATGGGCCGCCTTACCCGCCCCGGATCACGGTCGCTGCCGATCCCCGTCCGCATGTCCAACGGGGCGCCCGGCCAGCGCTCGTGCACCGCCGACTTCAAGATCAAGGTGATCGGGAAGGAGCTGAAGCGGCGCGGCGCGACCGCCGAGAGCCCGGCGACGATCGGGATCGGTATCTCCGTCGACGAGATCCACCGGGCGAACAACCGGCGCGTGGAGCCGCACGAGGTCATCACCTACCCGCTGCTCGACCTCGGCCTGCGGCGCACCGACTGCGCGCGCATCATCCGGGAGGCCGGCCTGCCCGTCCCGCCCAAGTCCAGCTGCTTCTTCTGCCCGTTCCACCGGCCGGAGACCTGGCACGACATGCGCCGAGAGCAGCCGAAGGAGTTCGAGAAGGCGTGCCAGCTCGAAGACCTGCTCAACAAGCGGCGTGACGAGCTGGGCAAGGACCACGTCTGGCTGACCCGGTTCAACCGTCCGCTGCGTGAGGCGATCCCGGACGGCGTGGATCTGCTGCCGATGTTCGACGAGGCCGATGGGGCCTGCGACTCCGGCTACTGCTTCACCTGACCGCCGCGCCCACCCCGCCGTCTGATCCCTGCCGCCCCGCCGGCCCACACCCACCAGGAGACACGATGACCAAGCCCGACCAGCAGCTCAACCTCGACGCCATCGAAACCCGAGCCACAACCGCCACCCCCGGACCCTGGTGCACTGTCGGCGCCGAGGTCTTCCAGGGCACCGAGTACACGCCCGATGTCTCCCCCTGGATCGGCGAGACGTGCCGCGCCTCCGGCGGTATGGGCAAGGCCGACGCCGAGTTCATCGCCCACGCACGTGAGGACGTGCCCCGGCTCGTCACCGAAGTCCGCCGCCTCCGCGCCGAACTCGCCACCGTGACCGGGCAGCGCGACTACTGGCACGGCGAGCTGATGCACGCGGACGCTCGGATCACCGAGCTGGGGAAAGCCGCCAACTGCCAGTCCGCTGCCGCCAACAACGGTGACCGCTGCTCGCTGCCGATCCGGCACCGCGGCGACCACCGGACCGCGGACAAGCGGCACTACTGGTCCGACGAGTACGCCGCCCCCGCCGCCGCTGGTTCGGCTGCCGCGAACGAGGACGGCCAGCAGTGAACGCGCCCCGCATCCTCGCCGCCAGCTGCCTGCTGACGGCCTACATCGCCACCATCCCCGCCGCGAACTGGGCTGTGACCCACTACGGCGCCGTCCCCGTCGGCTTCGGCTACCTGGCCCCAGCCGGCGTGTACGCGGTCGGCATCGCCCTCGTCCTGCGCGACCTCGCCCGGGAAGCGGCAGGCCGAGTGGCGGTCGTCGCGGCCATCGCCGTGGGCGCGCTGCTGTCGTGGCTGCTCGCCACCCCGGCCCTGGCGCTCGCCTCCGCCGCGGCGTTCGCCGTCTCCGAGACCCTGGACTTTGCCGTGTACGAGCCGCTGCGCACCCGAGGGCTGACGGTGGCGATGCTCGCCTCGAACGCCGTCGGCCTGGCCGCGGACAGCCTGCTCTTCCTGTGGCTGGCGTTCGGCTCGCTCGCCTACCTACCCGGCCAACTGCTGGGCAAGGCGTGGATGACGCTCGCCGCCGTCACCGTCATAGCCCTGCTGAACCGGGCCCGCCGCGTTGAGGTGGCCGCGTAGCCATGCGATTCATGCTCGGAACCCACATGGCGAACTGGCTCTGGGACGACGACCCGCGCCTCGACGGCGTGACCCTGTTCATCTCCCGCAACCGGCTCGCCCGACGCGTCAGCCCCTTCCCGGCCGCGCGCCGCGACTGGGCGCTCGACTCCGGCGGGTTCACCGAGCTGAAGGACCACGGAGGCTGGCGCACCACCCCTGAGGAGTACGCCGCCGAGGTCCGCCGCTACAGCAAGCAACTTGGGCGTCTGCTGTGGGCGGCGCCGCAGGACTGGATGTGCGAACCCTGGGTGATCAGCGGCGGCACGATCGGCGGCCAGCACTTCGCTGGCACCGGCCTGAGCGTCGCCGAGCACCAGCGCCGCACCGTCGAGAACTTCCTCGAACTCCAGCGCATCGCCCCCGACCTGCCATGGATACCGGTCCTCCAAGGCTGGGACCTTGCGGACTACGAGCGGTGCGCGCGGATGTACGCGGACGCCGGTATCGACCTTGCTGCGGCCCCGGTCGTTGGCCTCGGTTCCGTCTGTCGACGGCAGGCCACCGAAGAGATCGCCCGCATCGTTGATTATTTCGCCAGCCGCGGGCTCCGCTTGCACGGCTTTGGCGTGAAGACCGACGGCCTTGCCGACTACGGCGACCAGCTCGTCTCTGCCGACTCGATGGCCTGGTCGGTTGGAGGCCGCCGCAACCCTCGACTGTCCGAATGCACCCATCGGGCGAAGAACTGCGCGAACTGCGCGACCTACGCGCTCCGCTGGCACCAGCGGATCGTCAACGCCCCACCTCGCTGGCGACAGGCCGACCTGTTCGCCGCGTGACCACCAACGCCACGGCCGGCGACTGCACCAATCAGCCGCCGGCCGGGGCACCCCGACCCTCTCACACCACCTGGAGTTGATCATGCATCAGCCTGACCGTGACGCGATCCGCCGAGTCCTCGCCGAGGCCGACGGATTCGCCTTCGACTGCTTGGAGCCCCACGACTACCAGCGGCACGTCGACGCGCTGCTCGCCCTGCCCGCCGCGTCTGCCGTGGTGTCCCCGCCGACGGACCGAGCCGCTGCTCCGACCGACGAGGACTTCCTCGTATCCGTCGAGGAGGCGCTGGAGGGCGTCCTGCTGCCCGATCCCGGCTTCCAGGTCCTGGAGACCGCCCGGGGCGCCGTGCTCGCCGCTCTCGGCCCGCTGGTTGCCCGGCTGCGCCTCGACCGTGACCTCGCCATCGCCCACGACCGCCAGCCGTACCCGACTGCGTGGGCCTACGAGCAGGCATGCAAAGCGCTGCGTAAGCACCAGGGGCGAGCCGAGCAACTGGCCGCCGTGCTGCGCGAGGTGCTCGACACGTTCACCCCCATGCATGACAAGCACGACGGCCCGGTCACGTACTACGACGGCTTCGCCGGCATCGAGCCCGAGCAGTTCGACCGGTGGAAGGCCGCACTGGACGTCGAGGCGCACGGAGCCGGGGCGCAGCAGCAGCCCGACACCGATCCGCTCACCCTGCTCACCGCGCCCGCTCTCCTCGCCACGATCAAGGAACTCCGCGACCTGCGCGCCCCGCTGATCGCCGCGCTCGCCACCGTGTACCGGTCGATGACCAGCTTCACCGGCGACGAGTGGGCGATGGAGTGGCTCGGCGAAGTCTGGACGCAGATCCCCCTCGACGTCCGCGCGCTCGCCGGGGATCGGAACGCCGCCGACGAACTGGCCGCCCCTGTGGCGCAGCAGCCCGCGGCAGCCCAGACCGACGAGGAACGCGCCGACCGCGAGGCGACCGAACGCGACCACGCCCGCGGTGACCACACGTACTGCGGGATCACCTGCGAGATCGAGATGCCGACCGAGCACCTGCGGAACTTCGTCATCGCCAAGGGATACCCGGGCACGAGGGGCGCGCTCGACGAACTGCTCCGCCGCGCCCGCGCCGCCGAGCAGCAGCCCGCGGCAGCCGACGACGAGGAGACGCCGTTCGTCCCGCCCGCCCACTACGTCCGTGACGACGGCGTGGAGTGCTGCGTCCACACCATCCCGGTCGGACCGAACTCCTGCGCCGAATGCCGGGAACTGGCCGACGCCTGACTCGTTGCCCCGGCTGCTGGCATGCGGGCAGCCGGGGCCCGCCACGGGGCTCAGACCCGAGAACGCCCCGCGCTCAAGCCCCCAACCCCTCCATCAATTTCCTCTGCACCCGGAAGGCACCTTCATGGACAACCTCCTCACCCCCGCCGACACCCAGACCGTCACCCGCCCCTGGAACGCAGCAAGCCACACCTGCGGCGCCTGGTGGACCGGCACCGGCCGCTCCCACTGCCCCGCAGACGGATGCCACCGCACCTTCAGCTGCGACTCAGCAGCCGACAAGCACCGCGTCGGCAAGCACGGCATAGACCGCCGCTGCGTCGACCCCGCCACCGTCGGCCTCGTCCCCGTCCAGAAGCCCTACGGCGTCCTCTGGCAGCACCCCGCACCCGAAGACGGCCGCGATACCCGCCGCTACGCCTGAACCCGCCCCAGAGCCTCCAGCGCCCGCACAGGCGCCCGACAGACAGGACACCCGTGAACCGCGAAGACCGATTCCTCATCAGCCGCAAGCCCTACGCCGTCGCCCCCCAGGGACTCCGCACAGATGGCGACAACACCGCGTACCTCGACGCCGTCTGGTTCCGCCGCCGCCAAGGCGTCACCGTCGCCTGTGTCGGCCACCTCTGGGACATCCAGAACCCGCTCCCCAAGGACGCCGCCGAGTTCCTCGCCCGCCACGACGACGGCCGCTACGGCGGCACCTGTGAAGGCCGCTGGGACGGCGAGCGCTACTGGGGCGCTCAGGCACCCGAACTGATCGGCGCGCACCTGTCGCTGCTCCGGCCGATGCTCGCCAACTACCCGGCCATCCCCGACGGATACGACGGCTGGTGGACCTTCCATACCGCCTGACCTCGCACGCCCCGGGCCGCCACCGCGGCCCCCAACCAGCAAGGACACCACCGTGCCCCACCGCCGACCGCAAGCCCGCGAACTCCTCACCCGAACCTCCGAACGCATCCTCGCCACCCGCTACACCGGCCAAATCCCCGCCATCGTCATCGAACGCGCGCTCATGCGCATGGCCGCAGCCGACGCCCGACGCGAACGAGCAGCAGCACGACGAGGCGAGCCAGCATGACCGGGCCATCCAGCGCCCCCAGGGGCGAGCGCGCCGGCACCCCGGGCGCCACCTGGCAGACCACCATCGCCCGCACCGAACAGCACATAGCCGACGACACACCCGACCCCCAACCGAACCGCGCCACCCGGCGCGCCCTCACACGCGCAGCACGAAAGAAACAGCGATGACCGACCCGTTCAACGACCTCAGCCCGCGCGCCCGATGGTTCATGGAGAACTTCGACGTCTTCGGCCTCGCCGACATCTGCGCCTCACAGGAGACCGCAAAGGAACAGCTGAGCAAGGAACTCGCCGACCTCCGCGCAGTCGCCCGCGGCTACTGCCCCGCCTGCGGCAGAGGAGACGCTGCACCCACCGTCGCCGACTGGGAGCAGCAGCGAGACAAGGCCGCGCGGCTGGAGATCGCCAACCGTGCGCTCAACACCGCCGCCGTGGAGGCAGTGGAACGGGCCGAACGCGCCGAAGCCGCTCTCCGCGAACTCTGCGCCACCCTCTACCCGATCACCCGCACCAGCGACCCGACCCCTCTCGGATATCAGGCCATCCACCCCATAACACCGGCCGACTACCAGCGGTGGACCGCCGTCCTCGAAGGCAACCATCCCGCTTGACACGGGTGTGATCCTGGGAGTGCTGCCGGGCGGACCAGCTGCTCACACCCGGTGGCGCTGCTACTCGGGGTGGCTCCCCGAACACGACGAAGCCCCCGGAACAGGTGCCGGGGGCTTCTCGCATGCCGGGCTACAGGTCCAGGAGGAACGCCCGCAGCAACAGTGCCGTGAACTGGCTACCGAAGAACATGAAGTCCAAGAAGAACACCATCGCCACCGCGCAGACCGCGACAAGCACCACAACGCGCACACCGTGAAGCAGCCACGGCAGATCACCCCGAGAATCCCGGAACGCGGCCCACGCGGCGCTCGCCGGCCGGGCCACCATGCCGAGCACCAAGACGATCAAGGTTGCCAGCAGTGCATACCCGATCACCTGCTCCGCGATGAATGCCGCACTCACATCGCATCCCGGGAAGGCGGGAACCGCACCAACTCATCCATCCGACGCCTCCTCGACCGGTCCGTACCCGGCTGACTCCAGCTCGTGCATCAGGTCGCCGACGTCCGTACCGAATCCATCGTTTGCACCACTGATCCACTTCCACACGATCCCCAGGATCGCGCGCGCATCGGCGCTGAGCGCCTGCTCTTGGGCCATGACCTTGTCTCGCTTCTTCCGTGGTTGCTTGGCAGGTCCCCGTCCACGCTTCCGCGCTTGCATGTACGGCGCGAGCAGCTCATACGGGAGCATCCGCGTCTTGCCCACAACGCGGTAGTCATCAGGCCCGATCGGCCAGCCGGACGCCGGATCACGGGCGAGCCTGCGCAGCCCCTCCGCCGTCATGCTCTGGGCGATGCCGTCTTCGACGAGCCGATCGGCAGCCTCGGTGAAGGACAGCATCGTCGGCTGCTCCTCTCCTGGCGTGTCTTCGGGCATGGCTCACTCTCCCAGACTTGTTGCGCTGAACGCAAGAAGTCGCTACGTTCGTACAGCACCAACAGAACGGCCCGGCAGGGGGCGCAACCCCTGCCGGGCAAGCCATCCCACCTGCCTACCAGGAGGAACGACCACGTGAAGCGTACCGATGCGCAGGCGCAACAGCCCACCCCCCGCGACCGAGCCCCTCCCGCCCGCCGGGCAGCAAGCCCTCGACCGCCTGGAACGCGCCCTCGCACCCCGCCAGGCGGTGACCGCATGAGCGAGCAGCAAAGCCCCGCGCTACAGGCCTACGCCGAAGCCTCCCAAGCCTGCCGCGACATCGGCGCCCGGGTCGGCGTCCGCAACTGCGACGACGACGCGGATTGGACGGCCGCCGAACGGCGCGCCAACGACCTATTCGTAAAGGCCGAGGCCGCCGGACACAGCGTCGACGAGATCCTGAAGGCGGGGCGGAAGCAGTGACCACGCAGCAGCCCGAACCCGACCTCACCCCGCGCACGAACCAGATCCTCGCCGAACCCGCGACCGTCGAGAACTGCCGCGCCGACTACGACGCTGCAGCCGACATCCGCCAGCGCATGGACGACCAGAACGCCACTCACTGAGCCGCCCCTCAAGCCGCCGGGCTGGCGGAACCCAACCCCCCGTCACCGCCAGCCCGGCACCCAGCCGACAACACCTGCACCCTCACCTCGAAGGAGACATGACATGGGCCGCCGCGAGCAGAGTTTCGACGACGCAATGCGCACAGACCGCCTGCGGGACCAACTCGCGCAGACCACCGACGGCGAGTTCAAGGCCGTACTGGACCAGGGCCTGACCTGCTGGGACCCCATTGGCGGCCCCGACGGCCACGACTACCCGAAGACCGAGCGCTGACCACAGGTCGCGACAGAAGGGAACCCCGATGGCCGACACCAACCCTGACGCGGGCAGCGAGGTCGAGATCGAGGACGACGGCGACTTCACCGTCACCTTCTCCATGAGCCTCCCGACCCAGCCCACCACCGACGAGGACAGCTGACGGCTGCCCGCGGCGCCCGACCCGCTCGGGCGCCAAGGAGAACCGCCAGCCACCACCCGACCAGACCACCCCGGAGGCCCCGATGCGACGCCGCCGCCCCGACCACCTCATCCGCAACCTCCTTATCGGCAGCCTGATCATCCTCGCCGCCATGCACCCCACCGGCACCGGCCACCTCGCACAGATCGCGACCGGCCTCGTCCTCGCCATCGCCGACGGCATCCTCGCCGGAGCAGCCCAACACCTCGGCGCAGCCGCCCTGATCGCCGGCCTCGGCTGGATCCTCCTGAACGCGCGCACCCACCGACCCCACACCCGCCGCACCCACCCCTGACCGGAGGCTCCCCGCCATGGCCCGCCTGTTCAACCGTCCGACCCGAACCATCAACGAGACCGTGAACGGCGTGCCCGTCGAGTACACCGTCCCCGACACCACCCCCGCCCCACCGAAGCTTCCGTTCAACCTCGACGCCACACTGCGCCGCATCCTCTTCGCTGTCGCTGTCCTCATGACCGTCGGCGCGATCGTGTGGGGCACCGTCGCCATCGGCGGCATGCTCCTCCTGCTCGCCCCCGCCTGGGCTGCCTACCTCGTATCCGGCGTGTTCGATGCCGGCTGGGCAGCCGCACTGATCGCCGCATGGCTCCTCCGCTACGACAGCACCCGCGCCACGGTCCCGAACCGCGCCGGGCTGGCAATGCTCACCGTGTCCATGACCGCAATCGTCATCGACGGCGTACGCACCCACGCTGTCCTCGTCGGCATCGTTGGCGCCCTCGTCTCCGCCGCCGCGAAAGGCGTGTGGGCGATCGGCATGCACACCATCCGCATCAAACTCGACCCCAAGTACGAGGCTTACCTGCGTACCCTGCAGCAGCAGGCTGGCACCGAGCAGGCTCTCGCCCTCGGTGAATGGGACCGGATGCGGACCGGTGACCGAACCGTGCGGCTGAGAGTCGCTCTGGAGGCGCGCCGGCCCGACGGGACCACCGTGGACCAGATCGTGAACCCCGCCCAGTCCACGCCGGTTCAGGCTGCTGACCAGCCTGTGGACCAGATCGAGTCCACGCCCGAACCGCAGCCGGTTCAGGCAGTCCACGCCGGCGCGAACCGGCCGGTCCAGCCCGAGGACCAGGTGGACCTCCTCGTCACCCTGCTCCGCAAGGGCGAGCACATCACCAAGAGCCGGGCCGCGGAGATCCTCGGCGTCCCCGAGTCCACCGCATACCGGCGCCTGACGAAGGCGACCAGCGTCGTCAACCAGTACAACTGACCGCCGCCCGGCCCCCACGTGCGCGTGGGGGCCGCCCTGTCTCGCCGGAGCCCACGCCGTGAAGATCAGCCGCGCCGATATCATCCCCACCGTTGCCCTGCCCAGCCTCGTATCCGCCGCCGCCCTCATCGCCGACATGCAGTACGGTTCCCACGCCGTCGCCGTCGAGTTCATAGCCGCCCTCGCGGCAGGCAAACTGTCCTTTGTCTCCTTCGCCAAGAAGTGGTCACCCACCTTGTCGTGGGGCGCAGGAGCAGCAGCGGTCGCGTTCACGCAGGCCGCCATTACCGGCGGGGTCGGCGGCGGTCCGGCGTTCTACTCGTGGCTGGTCTCCGTTGCACTCGCCGCTGCGGCACGTGGCGCGTATCTGCATCACACCCGTCACGACGAGATCAAGATGGACATGGAGCAGGTGAAGCTCCAGACCGCGCTGATCCGGCAGCAGATGGCCCATCACCAGCTGGTCCAGAAGGCCACGCCCGAACCAGCCAAGACCGGACCGAACCTGACCGGCAGGACCGTGGAAGAGACCAAGCTGCGGACCGTGGTCCACGAACTGTTCCAGGCCGAGCTGTTGGGCTGCACCGTGGAACGGACCAGGACTGGATGGACCGCAGTCCTGGACCTGCCCGTGAACCTGGACCGGGCCAAGCTCCGGACCGCATGGGACAAGGTGGCCTCAGGCATGGGCGTGGCCGGCGAGTTCATGCTGGAAGACGGCGCGCTCACGAACCAGCTCGTAGCAAAGTTCATTGATGGAGACCCGCTCACCGTCGTGATCCCCTACGAGCGGACCAGCGGCGCCCGATTCACCGACCCGATCCTGTTGGGCGTGGACCGGTTCCTGAACCAGGTCTGGCTCGACATGGCCTACAACCACACTTTGGCAGCTGGTTCATCGAAGTTCGGCAAGTCCACACTGGTTCGGTCCGCCGCGGTCCAGCTTGCGGACCGGCCCGACGTGGTCCTGTACGGCATGGATCTGAAGCCCGGTGCGCCCGAACTCACCCCGATGCTGCCGATCCTGCAAGACCTCGCCACCACCCCTGAGCAGGCACACGCCCTGCTTGACTGGCTGCAAGAGGAGCTGGCCGAACGCGGCGAGATCCTCGCCAAGTACGGCGACCAGGAATGGGACCCCCAAAAGCACGGCCGGCCCGCCATGTGGATCATCCAGGATGAGCTAGCCGAGCTGATCAGGCAGGGTGACGGTGGGGAGTGGAAGAAGACCCCAGCGTCGAAGAAACAGGAGTCGCTACTGGCGTTGATGCGGTTTGCGGCGATGCACTTCCTGTCCGCCACGCAGCAGCCATCCCGGAAGGTGTTCGGCGGTACCACAGATGCCCGCGGCAACTATGCCAACAGGCTTTCCACCAGGATGAACGACGCGGACCACCGCCGGTTCATCTTCGGCAACACTCCAGGTTGGGAGCCCGGGAAGCTGGACCAGCCCGGCAAGTTCCTACTGCAGTCCCCGATGCACCAGCGGCCGGCCCCGTACAAGGGGATGTGGCTGACGGGCGACGAGTTCAGGTCCGAGGTCGCTCGGATCGGCGCTACGACCGTGCGTGCACCAGTCGGCAAGCGGCTGATCCTCCCCACAGCGGGCGCGACGAACCAGGACAAGGTGCGTGCCGCGCTCACCAAGTACGGCAACATGACGCGCCGCGAGTTGGAGCAGGCGACCACGCTCGGGGAGAAGCAGGTACTCGACGCAGCCCGTGCGTTGCGCCCCGAAATCGAGCGCTGCGAAGACACCCAGACGTGGCGTCTGGTGCCAGTCGGGGCGTGGGAAGCGCAGGCGATAGCCGGACGGTAAACGCGCAGGTCATTGGGTTTGCAATGGGGGCGGATAGGGGGTCGGTGCCGGGTGCTGCGCCGGGTCGGGCGCGCGGTTTCTGTCCGACCCCGATTCCGACCCCCGCAGACACTGGTTGACAGTGCTGCGACACTGAGTTTGGCGAGAGTGCCGGCCCTGTCCTCTTCCCCCGTGGAGGACAGGGCCTCGCCATGTCACGGATCTGGTTCGCCTGGGTGTGCGGCGGTGTGATCGCGTTGATCGTGGCCGAAGCAACCACGGACATCCACATCGTCGGCACGGTCGTGCAGGTGATCCTCGCTCTGGCCGGCATCGCGGTCACGATCGCTGCGATGCGGGCGACGAACGCGTTGAACGAGAAGGCGGACAAAGCGCGGCGTGAGGTGCTCGGCGACGACTACCCCGGCTGACAGCAGGCGTGCAACGGCCCCGCTCCGGATCTGTCCGGGCGGGGCCTTCGTCATGCGGTGGGCTGTGTGCCGCAGCCGGCGCAGATGAAGCCAGGCGGTGGGGCACCGTGGCAGTTCTCGCATTCTGCTGGCGGCTCCAGCAGCTGCTGGGGGCTGAGGCCGAAGACCGCTGCCAGCGCCACGAGATCGTCAACGTCGACGCGGCGTTCCCCTCGCTCCAGTCGGCTCAGTCCGAGGACGGGGATGGAGCGACCCTCTCTGGCGAGGCGCTCGGAGAGTTCGACGTAGGAGTAGCGACGCTGCTCGCGCAGAAGTTGCACGTTGCGCCGCGCGTTGTGCCCGGCAGGGCCGAGCGGGTTCTTCGCGCCCTCGCTCATGTGGCCTTCTCCTCGCTGCCCGCAGGGCGTGGGTCGATCAGGTCGGCGGTCCACAGTGCGCCCGGCAGCGCCTCCCGCGACAGCCCCCCGGGGTCTCCGAACTCGATCGAGCCCTCAGCCCAGTGACGTTGCTGCTCCGCAAGTGCGTGCGCGAAGTCATCGATCAACTTCCAGCACTCCGCGACGGTCAGGCCGCTGAACCTCAACTGGTCGAACAGTCCGTCCCGTGCCACCTCAGCGGCCGGGCTCCATTTGCGGCTCATGCGGCCTTCTCCTCGCTGCTTGCCGGGCGCTCCGGCAGTTCGGCGCCCGGGCGGCCAACGAACCATTCCCACAGTTCTCGTGTGACCTTGCTGCGGTCGCTGCCTGCGGCTTTGGCGGCATGGTCGAAGTCTGTCCAGAGGGCTTCGTCGACGCCCCGGATACCTCGGAGTTTCTCCTTGTGCTGGTTGGCCATGAGGAGATTCTGACAGGTGGTTGACCACCCGTCCAGCCTGTGCCATATTGGAGGTGGTTAACCACCCGTGAGCAGGGCGGGAGGTAACCCGAACCAAGGGGGCCGCAATGCAGAACACCACCCACACCAACTGCCTCCGCTGCCGCCGTACCCTCACCAGCGCCAAGAGCCAGGCCACCGGCTACGGCCCCACCTGCGCCCGCCACATCCGCCACGCCGAGCAGACCGTGAACGCCACCGACTACAAGGCCCACCAGGTGGCCTCGGCCCGCGAGTTGATCGAGGACGGCGCGATCGTCCCGCTGAAGTCCGTGGTGTTCATCGCGGTCTCCACCGACGGCACCGAGACCTACAAGACCGCCCCCACCGGCTGCACCTGCCCCGCGGGCCTGAAGGGCTCCCGCTGCTACCACCAGCTCGCCGCCCGCATGCTGCTCGCGGCATGAGAGGAGAACCCCGTGCAGATCATCAAGGTCGCCGACGACGGCACCATCACCATCAACCTGTCCCCGACCGAGATCCGCGAGATCGTCGCCGACCTCGACGCCGCCGACTGGAACAGCCTCAGCCCCTCGGCCCGCGCCCTGTATCACTACCTCGACATGGTCCGGCCGCCCGCCGCGACCAGCCGGGCAGCCATCTTCCCCGGCGGCGGCTTCTGACCCCGCCGCTTGACCCCCGCCATACGCTCAACCCACCGCCACGACAGGAACCCACCATGGCCAAGCCCAAGCCCCGACTCATCGCCTACGGCGGCCAACCGATCCCCGTCGGCGGTACCACCATGCTGGACGGCAACTATCCCGTCACCGTCACCAACATCCGGGCCCCGCGCGGGAATCGCGACGTGGGGGCTGTCAGTGTCCGTCATTCGTGGGGTGACACCGACACTGTGGCCCCGGCCCGCCTCAGCGCCTACATCTCCCTCGACTGACGCTCAACCCACCGCCGAAAGGAACCCGCCATGACCGGACTGCCCGACGTCAAGGTCGGCGACCCGCTGATCCTCGCCACCGGAAACCGCCACTGCAGCGACGAGCCCGTCACCGTCTCCCGGATCGGCCGCAAGTACCTGTACGTGACCCGGGAGAACGGCCGCGAGTACAGCGGACGCTTCCACCCCGACGGCGTCGAGGACAGCCAGTACGGCGCCCGGGAACGGCTGTACACGCCGGAGCAGTACGACGAGCTGAAGCAGCGGACCGGCCTCTTGGAACGGCTACGGCAGGCCGGGATCGACGTCAAGCACGAGGTGCGTTCCGAGGTCACCACCGACCAGCTCCGCGCCCTCCTCGCCGTTATCCAGCCTGCCGCCTGACCGCCCGACACGACAGGATGGACCCCATGACCGACGACAAGACCCTCGCCGCCCTCCAACTCGCCGCCAAGTTCGTCCTCGACTACGCCGAGGCCATCGATCACTACAACGGCCAGGCCATGGACATCCTCAAGATGAACTGCCCGAGCGCCACCCACGAGGCAGCCGAGATGACCCAGAAGGAATCCATCCAGCTACGGAAAGACCTCGACGCCGTACTCGACGCCCTGAAGGGCGCAGGCATCGACGACTGATCCCTTGCATGGCCGAAGCCCCCTCCGACGCCCGACGGAGGGGGCTTCTCCCTGCGCGCGCCCTCAGCCGCCACCCCGGTTGCACGCATCGTTACCATCAAAACACGCCACCAGGTAACCAACGCAACCACAGGGAGGGAACGCCGTGACCGCCAACGACAACCCCCCATACAACCCCAACCAAGACGCCCGAAACGGAATGGGCCGCTACGTCCGCACACCCGAAAAAGCCGCCGAAGACGCAGCCATCGCCGACCACTGGGCACAGGGCAGCCACAGCTACACCGAGACCGCGAAGCACTTCGGCATCAGCAAATGGGCCGCCATGTCAGCCGTGCGCCGCGCCGTCCGCGAGGTCGTCCAAGAGGCCGGCGAGGAAGCCCTCCGCGTCCACCTGGACCGCATGGAGTACCTGTTCGCCAAGGCCACCGAGGTGATCGAGGCAGACCACGTCATCGTCTCGCACGGCCGGATCGTGGTCGGCGACGACGGCAACCCGCTCCGTGACCATGCTCCGGTCATTGCGGCGATCAACTCGGCCCGCCAGTGCCTGGAATCGGTCCAGTCTTTGACCGGCATGAAGAAGCCCGCGAAGGTCGAGCACTCCGGCGGCGTCACCTACCAGCTGGTCGGCGTCGACCCGCAGGACCTCGCGTGACGTGCACCGAACTGCCGTCATTCAGAGTCAAGTTGACCTGCAGAAACGGTAGAATCAGGGGTGACAAAGGACCCCGGCGAGCGCTGCGAACACTCCCGGGGCATGGCCGACCTGATGGAAGCAGGATCGACATGAGCAAGCGTACCTGTGACGTGCCCGGATGCGAACGCGCCCACTGCGCCAAGGGCTACTGTCACGCGCATTGGCGAGAGTGGCGACAGAAGGGCGTGGCGGGGGCACCATTCCCGGCCCTCGTCGTGAGGGTGTGCACCTTCGAGGGCTGCGAGAAGCCCCGGTTGAGTCGAGACCTGTGCCAGGGCCACATGCTGCAGAAGAAGCGGGGGAAGGAACTGACTCCGCTCCGCTATCACCACCGCTCAACCGAACGAGACGAGCGCGGACGTAAGCGGTGCAGCACTTGCGCGCAGTGGAGGAACGTCAGCGAGTTCTACCCGAAGGCACGTCAGTCCGACGGGCTCAGTGGGTACTGCAGGCGATGCGATAGGGATATGCGGCTTCGGCGCAACTACGGCATCAGTGCCGACCACTACGACAGCATGCTCGCGGCGCAGGGCGGCGGCTGCGCCATCTGCCGAGTGGCGCCGGGTGAAGGTACGTCGCTGGCCGTGGACCACGACCACGCGTGCTGTCCTGGCCGTAAGAAGTCCTGTGGGGAATGCCTGCGTGGCCTGCTGTGCGAGGACTGCAACCGCGTTCTGGGGATGTTCCGAGACGATCCGGCCCGTTTCGAGTCGGCGATTGGCTACCTCGCGCGGGGCCGGTCGTGACAACGACTGACGCGCGGACGGTGGTCCGGTACGAGCCAAGAGGTGGGGCCAAGGAGCTTCTCTCGGCGAAGGACCAAGAGATCACGATCGCGGGCCCAGCTGGTACCGGCAAGAGCCTCGCGATGCTGCAAAAGGCGTTCTACACGTCGCTGATGGTGCCCGGCTGTCGCAGCCTGATCGTCCGCCAGACCCATGCCGCGCTCACCGGGTCCACCCTGGTGACGTTCGAGCAGCAGGTATCCACCGCGGCGCTCGCCGACGGCATCGTCCGCTGGTTCGGCGGCAGCCCCCGCAAGCCGCCCGCCTACCAGTTCGCGAACGGCGCCGAGATCCTCGTCGGTGGCCTAGACAGGCCCGAGAAGTTCCTGAGCACCGAGTTCAGCAGGATCTACGTCGACGAAGCCACGCAGATCAGCTTGACAGCGTTGGAGACCCTGATTACCCGTCTCCGGGGCAACGCGGCGACGTACCGGCAGATCGTTCTCGCCTGCAACCCGGATCACCCGAAGCACTGGATCAAGCAGCGCTGCGACGAGGGCGCCATGCGGATGATCCACAGCCTGCACCGCGACAACCCGCTCTACGTCAATCTCGACGGCACCCTGACCGAGCGCGGCGTCGACTACATGGCCAAACTCGACGCCCTTACCGGCGTCCGCAGGCTCCGCTACCGGGAAGGCATCTGGGCCGCCGCGGAAGGCATGGTGTACGAGGGCTGGTCCGACCCGGTGCACGTGGTCGAGCCGTTCGACGTACCTGCATCGTGGTCCAGGTGGGTCACCATCGACTTCGGGTTCACCAACCCCTTCGTGGCGCAGCTGTGGGCCGAGGACAGTGACGGCCGGCTCTACCTCATCCGTGAGTGGGTTCGGACCCGCATGCTGGTCGAGGACCACGCCGAGGTGATCCGGGATCGGCTCCTCGCCGGCCAGCCCCGGCCGCGCGCCATCATCACCGACCACGACGCCGAAGACCGCGCCACCCTGGAACGCAAGATCGGCATGGGCACGCAGGCTGCGCACAAGGGCGTCAGCGACGGCATCCAAGCGTTCTCCGCCCGACTGAAGGTGCAAGGCGACAGCAAGGCGCGGCTGTTCGTGTTCCGGAACGCCCTGTTGGACCGCGACCCAGAGATGGACGTCGCGTCGCTCCCGATCGGCCTCGCCGAGGAAGTCGCCGGCTATGTATGGGCGGTGAAACCGGGCAATGCGGGCGGGCTGAAGGAGGAGCCCGTCAAGGCCAACGACCACAGTATGGATGCCGCCCGCTACATGGTCGCGGAGCGGGATTTGGGTGGGACGCCGCGGGTGCGGGTCCTCGGCTGACGCGGACCAGCTGTCGAGGTAGCAACATTCCGCTAGCGCACGCTGGTCGCCTGGATCGCCGTATTTACGGGAGTGGCGTCCGTTCTGCTTGACACGGCTGAGAACATGCTGCTGTCGGGTTCCGACAGTCTCGGGTGTGCGAGCAGGGGAGGGTACGTGGCTACCACGCTCTACGACACCCTCGCCCGCGCCACCCAGCCGGAATCCCGCCGGCTGCGCGTCCCGGCCACGGTCACTCGTGCTGCTCAGCGTCTCGCCGCCCACGTGCAGGCCACCGCCGCGCGCCTGTCCGGCAGCCTCCTCACCGTCACCGGATTGGGCTGCATCGACGTCGGCGCGTTCGAGGCCAACACGATCGCTGGTTGGATCACCACCGGCGTCACCGTGCTGCTCCTCGACTGGAAACTCGACCCACCGCCGTCCGGCGGTGACATGTGACCAGCCTCTTCGGGAAACTCCTCGCCAAGAGCAGTGCCGGCCAGCCGCCCGTTCCGTACGCCGGCCGCGGGTTTCTGCGGCAGTCGATGATGGACGGCGGCGCCGACCCGACGAGTTACATGCGCGCCTACGGAGCCAGCGGCACGGTCTTCAGCATCGTCAGCATGCTCGCCCGGCAGACCGCCAAGAAGGGCTGGCATCTCTACCGGCAGCAGCCGCAGGATGGACGTCGCCGCTACACGACCGGTGACCGGGGGTCGGACGAGCGGACTGAGGTCATCAAGCACCAGGCGATATCTGTCTGGCAGCGCCCGAACCCCTTCATGTCCGGGTTCCAGTTGCGGGAGCTGGCGCAGACGTACCTGGATCTGACCGGCGAGGCGTACCTCATCGTGCAGCGAGACTCACGTGCGACATTCCCCACCGGTCTGTGGCCGGTACGCCCGGACCGAATCGACCCGATCCCCAGCCGCGACGACTACCTCGCGGGCTATGTCTACCGCGGTCCGTCGGGTGAGGCTGTGCCACTTCAGCCGAACGAGGTCATCCAGGTCAAGTACCCGAACCCGTTCGACCCATACCGCGGGTTGGGGCCGATTCAGGCGATCCTCGTCGACATCGACGCCGCCCGGTACAGCGCGCAGTGGAACCGGAATTTCTTCCTGAACTCGGCCACCCCTGGCGGTGTGATCCAGGTCGACAGGCGCCTCAGTGACGACGAGTGGAACGAATTCACCAGCCGATGGCGTGAGGCGCACCGCGGCGTCGGTGCCGCGCACCGTGTGGCAGTCCTGGAACAGGGCGCGCAGTGGGTGCCGAACTCGATGTCCATGAAAGACATGGATTTCGGCAACTTGCGGAACGTCTCCCGGGACGTGATTCGCGAGGCCTTCAGCATTCACAAGGCGATCCTGGGCACGACCGACGACGTCAACCGCGCCAACTCGGTCACAGCCCAAGAGCACTTCGAAAGCTTCCTTCTCACTGACAGGCTCGACCGCTGGCGGGACACCCTCAACTGCTGCTACCTCCCCCTCTTCGGCAGCACGGGCGAGGGCGTCGAGCTGGACTACGAGGACCCCGTCACCTCGAACCGTGAAGCCGATGCACTGGAGTTGCAGTCGAAGGCGTCGGCCGCTCAGACGCTGGTGAACGCCGGGTACGAGCCGCACGCCGTACTGGAGACCGTGGGCCTGCCGGACATGGACGTCGTCGAGAAAGCCACGCAGGAACCGGCGCTGCCCCCGGGCTGGGTGGCGGCTCCGGCACCGGGTGAGAGCGGCACAGAGCAGCCTGCGCCGAACGCGCCGTCGAAGGGCGCTGCAGTCGGCGCCCTGTTCCGCGAGGACATCGAGAACGCGCAGCGTTGGGTGGCTGTCGCGCACCACGACGAAAACACCTGCAAGCCCTGCGCGGACAACGACGGTCAGACCTACAAGAACCGGGCCGACGCTTACGCCGACTACCCGGACGGCCAGGGCTACAAGGACTGCATCGGCGCCGAGTACGGCAATCAGTGCCGCTGCACGGTCGTCAAGCGGCGCAAGGACAACAACGAGACGACCGACGCACTGGAGGCGCTGATGGCGCGCCAGCTCGCCTGGAACCGGGCAGGTGCCTGATGGACATCGAAGCGATGCGCCGCCGAGCCCGGCGCCTGACCAACCTTGTGCAGCAGCCCCCCGCGGCCGGCTGGTACCGGGTTATACGTAACACGGCTGGTGGTCCGACGCGGGTCGACATCTACGACGAGATCGGCGGCTCGTGGTTCTCCGAGGGCGTGACCGCAGTCGACTTCGTCAACGAGCTGTCGCAGATCACCGGCGACCTTGAGGTCCACATCAACTCCCCAGGTGGGGACGTCTTCGACGGCATCGCGATCTACAACTCGTTGGCCCAACGCCCCGGAAACGTGACGACCGTGGTCGATGGCCTCGCTGCGTCCGCAGCCTCGTTCATAGCGCAGGCCGGCACCACACGGGTTGTCGCACCCGGCGCCATGGTGATGATCCACGACGCGAGCGGGGCGTGCTTCGGCAACGCAGGCGACATGCGCGACCTCGCAGACCTCCTCGACAAGGTCTCCGACAACCTCGCCAGCATCTACGCCGACCGGGCCGGCGGCGACGCCGAGAACTGGCGTACCGCGATGCGTCACGAAACCTGGTACACCGCCGACGAGGCAGTAGCGGCCGGCCTGGCGCATCGGGTGGCGGAACGGCCGGAACAGAACGCGCTCGCCGCGGTAGCCCAGTTCGACCTCAGCGTGTTCGCGCACGTACCGGACCGGCTGCAGAACTCAGCCGCACCGGCGGCTGCACCCAAGGCCACGGCAGCACAGCCGGCGGAGCCCAAGGCCGAGCAGCCGGCGCCCGTGCACGGCGTCGAGTCGATGCCGCTGACGAACAAGGCGCTCCCGGTACACCACACGGCGACCGTGGATGAGCCGTGGGACGGGCCGGCCGCGGTCGCGGCGATGCCGAACGACGCGAGCGTGCTGCAGTACTGCCACGCGTGGATGGACTCGTCTGCCGATGACGGCACGACCGCGGACGACCCGGACGGCGACGCCGACGACAAGAAGTCGTCGTACAAGTTCCCCCACCACAAGAGCAAGGGCGGCCCCGCGAACCTTGCCGCCTGCCGTAACGGTCTCGCCCGCCTCGAAGGCTCCTCCATCCCGGCCGGCGACAAGGCCGGGGTGAAGGCCCATCTGCAGGCCCACCTCGACGACGCCAACAAGGGCGGCGACGACGGCAAGGACGAACCCCAGGATCATGCCGGACTGCCCGGCTGGCTCCACAACCACGACACCGCGCCGCTTCCGGCGTGGCTGGTAGACGCCGAGGAGGCGACGAAGTGACCACCACCATCCCGGACTCCCCGGCGGCACTGGCCGAGGTTCTCAACGACACCGAGAAGACGAAGGAGCTGTGGGCGTCCAAGGAGACGCTGCAGCAGTTCATCGAGGGCTACGCGAACGCGGTCGACAAGTCGAACCGCGGTGAGATCAACGCTCAGGCCCGCGAGCAGATGCAGCTCGTCCTCGCCGAGTACCTCAAGAACAACGGCAGCGACGCCAAGCCCCCGGTGGACCTGGCGGGCACGCGCGCGGCGAACCTGCGCCCGGAGATCCAGGGGCTCGGCGCGGGTGCCCGCAACAGCCTGTACAACAAGCGCGCTCCCGGCGCCCGCGCGGACGGCATCTTCGACGACGCCAGCGACTACTTCCGTGCCACCTGGTACAAGGCGGACCGGCTCCGCGACTTCGAGCAGCTCCGGCCGAAGCTGGAGAAGCTCACCGAGATCCAGAACAGCTACGGCAGTGAGGTCCCGGCGGACGGTGGGTTCCTGATCCCGGAGGAGCTGCGCTCCGAGATCCTTCAGGTTGCCCTCGAAACCGCGGTCGTCCGGCCGCGCGCCACGGTCATCCCGATGTCGTCGCTGCGGGTCCCGATCCCGATGATCGACGACACGTCCCACCAGTCCAGCATCCTCGGTGGCGTCGTCGGCTACTGGACCGAGGAAGCCGCGGGCCTCACCGAATCGCAGGCGTCGTTCGGCCGGGTCGTCCTCGACGCCCGGAAGCTCACCGCGTACGCCGAGGTCCCCAACGAGCTACTGATGGACGCCCCGGCGTTCTCCGGGTTCTTCAGTGGGACGTTCCCGAAGGCGATCAGTTGGTTCGAGGACGTCGCGTTCCTCTCCGGCACCGGTGTGGGTGAACCGCTCGGCTTCATCAACTCCCCGGTGTCCGTCCAGGTCCCCGCCGAGTCCGGCCAGCCGTCCGGCACGATCGTGTGGGAGAACATCGTCAAGATGTACTCCCGCATGCTGCCCACGTCGCTGGGCCGCGCGGTGTGGATCTGCTCCATCGACACGTTCCCCCAGCTGGCCACGATGGCTCTGTCCGTCGGTACCGGCGGCGGCCCCGTCTGGATCGGCAACATGTCCGGCGGCCAGGGCGGCATGGACGCCCCGCCGGCCACGATCCTCGGCCGTCCCGTGTACTTCACCGAGAAGGTCGGCCCGCTCGGCACCACCGGCGACATCTCGTTCGTCGACCTGTCGTACTACCTCATCGGCGACCGGATGCAGATGGAGACCAGCTCCAGCGAGCACTACCGGTTCGCGAACGACAAGACCGCGTACCGCGTGGTCGAGCGTGTCGACGGCCGCCCGTGGCTTCAGAGCGCCATCACCCCGAAGAACGGCAGTTCCAACACGCTGTCGCCGGTCGTCCAGCTCGCTTCCCGACCGTAACCAGTTCGACCCCAGCCATCACGTGATGGCTGGGCCCATCCCGCCCAGCCGGGCTTGATCGGCGGCAGTAACGCCCCGCCGGGGAGGTAACACCATGGCAGGCATGTACGGACTCGGGCGCGTCTTCAACGTGATCCCGATCGCCGCAGGCAACGCGTTCAAGATGCGCGGCGCGTCCGCGGTCACCTTCGTTTGCACGGGGAACGACACGTTCACCGTCACCGCCAGCAGCAGCTTCGGCGGTTCCTACTCCAGCCCGGGGAACATCGTCACCCGGAAGCAGACGTGCACCGCGACGAACGGCACGGCCGCGTGGGTGGAGGCCACTCAGGCGGCGTCCAACGCGGTCACCAGCGCGTCCGGCACGGTGGTCTTCAGCGTGCTGACGTCGCAGCTCGCCGACCCCAACGACTACGTGAAGGTCAGCGTCGGCGGCTCCGGTCTGGTCACGGCGATCCTGCACGACCTGGTCGTAGCGCGGAAGCCGGCGAACCTCGAAGTCCTGGGGAGCTGACACCAGATGACGACGCTCATCCAGAACAAGGACGTCCGCCTCATCGCGGCTGGCATCGCGGTGTCTCGCGCTACGGCCGGGCTTCCGCAGACCGCGCAGTCTTCGATCTTCACCGTCAGCGGCGGGCGGATCCTCGTCGTCGCTCTGGTCGGTGAGGTCACCACGGCGATTCAGGCGCAGGCCACCACTGTGCAGCTGATCGGCACCCCGACCAGTGGTACGGCGGTGAACCTGACGAACGCCACCGGCGACGTCAACGGCAAGGAAGTCGGCGCGACCGTGACGCTGCCGACCACGCTCGGCGGTACCGCGGCGGTGAACAACGCGGGCGGCAACATCACCCCGTCGGCGACGTGGCTGCTGCTGCACCCCGGAACGATCGACCTGAAGACCGTGGCCAGCTCGACGGGCTCGGTGAAGTGGGACCTGCTGTACATCCCGCTCGACACGGCGGCTTCGGTCACGGCGGCCTGACGTGGCAGTCGAGACGTGCCCGACGTGCACGTGCCGGTTCGCGGTGGGCTTGCTGCGCTGCCCCCAGTGCCAGGCCCCCGCGCCCCGGTTTGCCGACCGCATGAAGGAGGACGAAATGCCTCGCATCACGGTCGCCGCGGGCCCCACCAACGCGGCAGCCGAGCCGGGAGAGCCCGGCTACATCGCACCCGAAGGGAGTGATGACGTATCAGCTGGTACCAGCTCCTCGACATCCGCAGGCAAGCACGCGCCGAGTTCGAGCGAGACCCCAACGTCGTCGGACCACCCAGCGCGTGCCCACGCGACGGAGAACCCCTCGAACCCGGACCCCCAAGCGAGCCAGGAACCTTCTTCTGCCGATTCGACGGATGGCAGTACCCCCGCGACTGGGTCCGGCCGGAGCCGCCGGCAGGGCTCTTCGACGGGATCGCAGAAGGGCCGGGGTCGTACGGCGGACTCCCGTAAGTCCGACGAGTCCTGAGTAGCACGAACGTCTGGGAGGAGGAGACAGCATGACCGCAACTGGCTACGTCAGCACCACCGGCGACGCCCGCAAGGTGAACAAGTCGGGCGACACCATGACCGGTGATCTCGTGCTGAACGACTCCTCCCCGGACACCTCCAACTCGGCCACCGCGAAGGCGTACGTCGACGCCGCAGACGCCGGGAAAGCCTCGACGGCGACGCAGATCATTGCGGGTACGGGCCTGACCGGCGGTGGCACGCTCGCCGCGGACCGCACGCTCGCCGTGTCCTACGGCACGATTGCAGGCACCGCCGCGCAGGGCAATGACAGCCGTCTGTCGGACGCGCGTACCCCTACCGCCCACGCCGCCTCCCACGGGTCCGGCGGCAGCGACCCCGTGGCCCTCGCTCAGTCGCAAATCACCGGCCTCGCCGCGGCCCTGGCCGCTCTGCTGCAACTGGCCGGCGGCACGATGACCGGCGATCTCAACATCAGCGGCGCCAACCTCACCGTGAAGCGCGGCGACGGCACTGGCGCGTTCCGATTCCGGACTACCGGCGGCGGCCTCGACCTTGAAATCGGCGGCCTCGACGTCACTATCTCCGCATGGTCGAACGCTGACTTCACCGGGTCGCAGAGCAACGTCCTGCGCCTCGAATCGGCCGGCCCTCACCTGATCGGGCGCGCGCAGTTCGGCACGAGTCCATTCGACAATGTGCACGATATCGACTCCGGGACCGGCGTTGCCGCACTCGGAAAGAAGAACGGGCTGAGCAACATTCGCCTCGCCGGGTTCAAGGCCACCTCTGGCGCACCAGGCACAGGCACGTGGACGACCGGTGACGTCGTCCTCGACTCGGCGGGTGGCTGGCACCTGTGCACTACTGGCGGCACTCCGGGGGTGTGGACATGAGCGAAGTCATCGCCGGTCGGACGGTCACGCTCCTGTCGCAGTGGTTCGACTTCGAGGGCGGCAGCCTCACCAACCTCGACGCCACACCCACGATCACCATCACCAGCGTCGCCACTGGCGCAACAGCGCTCGCTGCCACCGCCTCCGGCATAACCCACCCGGGCACGGGCAGCTACGGCTACGCCTGGACCCCGACCAGCACCCTCACCGCAGGCCTGTACCTCGCCACGTGGTCCGGGCTGAAGAGCAGCGCACCGGTGACGGCCACGGAGACTGTCACGGTCGCCGCACCGGCATCCGCGGACGCTACCAACACGAGCCCCGACGGCGTTTGGTACGCGACTCGCGAGGACGTCCAGCGCGCCCTCGACGTCAAGGTGACAGCCCGGAACCGGCGTGAGATCGACGCAGCCCTCGAAGCGGCGTCGCGCAGCGTGGATGCGCTCTGTCACCGCCGCTTCTACCCGGTCGTTGCGACCCGCTACTACGACTGGCCCAACTTCCAGTACGCGTACCCGTGGCGGATCTGGTTCGACCAGTGGGAACTCGCCGCGGTCCCCAGCGCGGTCACCAGTGGCGCCGTGACGATCCCGCTGTCCGCCTGCAACTTCGAACCCGTCAGCTCTGGGCCCCCGTACACATACATCGAGCTTCGCCGCGACCAGCCGTATTCATTCGGAGTGGGGTCGACGCCGCAACGGGACGTCGCCATCACAGGCCTGTACGGCTACCGCAATACAGAGACCGCCCTCGGCATCCTCACCGCAGCAGTTACCACCGCGACAGCCACCACGATCAGCGTGGACGGTCCCACCTCGGCGGTCGTCGGTGTCGGCAGCGTGCTACGCGTCGACTCCGAGCGGCTGATCGTCAGCGAGCGGACCGAGAGCAGCACAGGGCAGACCGGCACCATCACCGCCAGCAAGGGCGACGTCAGTCTTGCGGTATCCGACGGCACGAAGTACGCGGTCGACGAGGTGCTCCTGCTCGACTCCGAGCGGATGCGGATCGACGACATCGCAGGCAATGCACTGACGGTCGAGCGGGCCTACGACGGGACCGTCCTCGCCGCTCACACCGCCGCCACGATCTACGCGCCGCGAACCCTGACCGTGACCCGCGGCGCGCTCGGCACGACCGCCGACACGCACGGATCAGGCAGCACCGTGTACCGGTGGGACCCGCCTGGTCTCGTGCACCAGCTGACCAAGGCTGAGGCCATCACTCAGCTGACTCAGGAGCGGGCCGGCTGGTTCATGAAGGCGTCCACGACGGGTCAGTCCGCGGGCCGAGTCTCTGCGGACGCGATTCAGAACCTCCGCGACCAGACGTACACCGAGCACGGCCGCAAGTCGCGGATCAGGGTGGTGTGAGATGCCTGGGATCGAGTTCGACGCGAAGATGGTGGCACGCGGCCCGATGTTCGACGGCCGCACGATCAAAGCGCTGCACGCCTACAAGGATGAGATCAGCCTTCGGATCGCCGAGGAGGGCGAGAAGCTCATCCGGCAGCGCCTCAAGGTGGTACTGCAGCACCCCACCGGCTACTACGAGTCCCGGATCAGCGTCGACCGGGCTGGCGAGGGCTACCGCGTCTCCGACGGTGACGTCATCTACGGGCCGTGGCTGGAGGGTGTAGGCAGCAGGAACTCGCCGGTCACCCGGTTCCCGGGCTACGCCACGTTCCGCCGCACGAAGCCCCTCGTCGACCAGCGCGCCCGGTCCATCGCGGTTCAGCTGCTGGCCCGGTACAAAGCGATGGGGCTGATCTGATGGCCCTCGACATCACCACGATCCTCGACACGGTCCAGGACCACGCCCTCACGTCGGGCTACTTCGACACGGTCAACGGGCACGAACCCAAATCAGCGCCAGAGAACGGGCTCACGGCGGCGGTGTGGGTGGAGCAGATCGGCCCGGCCCGCGGCGGGTCGGGCTTGGACGCTACAAGCGTCAGGCTGGCTCTCAACGTGCGCCTGTACACACCGATGGTGCAGCAGCCCGAGGACGCCATCGACCCGAACCTGATGACCGCCCTCGACGCGCTCATGGCCGCCTACTCAGGTGACTTCACCCTCGGTGGCCTGCTCCGCGAGGTCGACCTTGAAGGCACCTACGGCGACCCGCTGTCCGCTCGTGCCGGCTACCTGACCACGTCCGGCGCCGAGTACCGGGTGATGACGATCACCCTTCCCCTCATCGTCAACGACCTTTGGGAGCAGGCGGCATGAGCAAGAGCAGCGGCCTTGGGGACAACCTGTACATCGCCGGCTTCGACGCATCAGGCGACATCAGCGCGATCTCGAACGTCGGCGGCGGCCCAGCCGCCCTGGACTTCACCGCGATCAACAAGAGCGCCTTTGAGCGGCAGGGCGGCCTCAGGGACGGCCGGCTCGAAATGACGACGTACTTCAACCACGTCCAGGCTGGGACAGGCACGCACGAGAAGTTGTCGGCGCTGCCCCGGACGGACGTGATCCTCACCTACTGCCGCGGTACCGCCCTTGGTAATCCGGCAGCGTGCCTGGTCGCGAAGCAGATCAACTACGACGGCACGAGAGCGACCGACGGCGCCTTCACGTTCGCCGTGTCGGCACAGGCCAACGGCTACGGCCTCGGCTGGGGCCAGCAGCTCACCGCGGGACTGCGGACCGACAGCGCCGCAACGAACGGAACGTCCATCGACACCACGGCCTCGGTGTCATTCGGTGCCCAGGCTTACCTCCAGGTGACCGCGATGACCGGCACGGACGCCACGGTGAAGATCCAGGATTCGGCGGACAATGTCAGCTTCGCCGATGTCGCCGGGCTCTCATTCACCCAGGTCACGGCCGCACCCGCCTCGCAGCGCATCGCCACCGCGTCTGGCGCCACCATCCGCCGCTACCTCCGCGCGGTCACCGTGACGACCGGCGGTTTCACCTCACTGACCTTCAACGTGGTCGTGGTTAAGAACCAGGTGGCGGTGAGCTTCTGATGAACCGTGCCGAACCCACGATGCCAGCCGAGGCGTACAAGACGTACGCGATCGTCGCTCCGAAAAGCACGCACTGGGTGGACGCCACGTGCGCCGAAGTGGAATGCGCGCACCACCTGTACGGCTGGCAGTCCGTCATCGACGAGAGCACTGAACTCGGCCAACGGCAGGCCCACTACATCCGGAAGCAGGCAGGGCGCCGGTTCACGGAGGAACGCCGCGAGGGCGGATTGACTGCCTTCGTCTTCGAAGCCGGCCAGGTCTGTTTCAACGCCGCGAAGCACCAGCGGCGCCTGGACCGCCCCGAGTTGTACATCGTCCGCGACGGCGACCACCGCGGTAACCCGCGCGGCACCGCCCCACGGCAGCATGTGAAAGCCGCCGACTGGGTCGACGACTTCGCCGAGCACCAGCAGGCGCTCGCCGACGAACATCAGAAGGGATGAATCATGGCCAAGGCTTCCGGTCTCGGGTGGTCGACGCTGTCGGTGGACGATGCGTCTGGCACCCCGCAGGACATCAAGAACGACATCACCAACCTGCAGTTCGCGACCCCCAGGGCAACGCAGGACATCACCGGTATCGACAAGTCCGCGATGGAGCGGCTGCTGCTGCTCGCTGATTTCAGCATCACCCTCAACGGGGTGTTCAACTCCGCGGCGAACAAGTCGCACGACGTGTTCAAGACCATCCCCAGCACGAGCGTGACGCGGACGACGTCGATGACCGTCAACGGTGTTTCGCTGAACAACGAGTGCCTCTACACGGACTACCCGCTGACCCGCTCCAACAGCGGTGAGCTTACCTGGGCCGTGCCTGGAGTTCTGGCCGATGGCACGGTACCTACCTGGGCATAGCGCCCAATTCGGACATTCTTAGGGAGGAGGCCCGGTATGGGCTGCAGGAGGAACCCCAAGCACTACCGGCTCAAGTTCGCCGACGGCGACTACGAGGGCCTCGAAGTCACCATGCGGTCGGTGTCCATCGGCGAGATGCGCGCCCTCCAGGGCGCCGGCGGCGATGAGGCGGGCCGGGACGGCTTCGACCGCATGGTCAGCCTGGTCGCCTCCCACATGGTCGGCTGGAACCGGGAGGACGAGAACGGCCAGGCGCTGCCGCCCACGCTGGAGTCGCTGGAGGACGAGGAACCGTCTCTGATCAACCTGGTCATTGACCGGTGGACGGACGCGGTCGCGGGTGTGTCTGCCCCTTTGGAGCAGCCCTCGAACTCTGGCGCCAGTGCCCCGGTGGAGTCCATCCCGATGGAAGCGTTGTCACCGAGCCTCGCGAGCTGACCGACGCGAAATTCATCCTCGGCCTCTGCGACCGGTGGCACAAGCTGCCGTCCGAGATCTTGGCCGAGCCTGCCGAAACGCTGCGCCTGCTGACGATCGAGAGCTTGGGGGTGAACCCGGATGACCAACGTGGTGGAGATCCTAGTTACGGCTAGGGATCTCGCATCCCCCACCATGGCGCGCGTCAATGCCCAGGTCAACGGCGTCAGTAAGGGCATGGCGGCGTTCCACAAGACGGCGTTGATCGCGGGGGCCGGGCTGGCGGTCATCGGCGTCGAGTCGGTGAGGATGGCCGCGAAGTTCGACTCTTCGATGCAGTTGCTGCACACGCAGGCGGGTGTCTCCCAGGACAAGATCGCCGGGTTGAAGAAGGGTGTCCTCGACCTGGCGGGCAAGGTTGGCCAAGACCCCGACAGCCTCGCCGAGTCGCTGTATCACGTGGAGTCGAATTTCGAGTCCATGGGCATCAGCAGCAGCAAGGCGTTGCAGCTGACCGAAACCGCAGCCAAGGGCGCAACGGTCGGGCATGCCAACCTGGTCGACGTCACCAACGCGCTCACAGCAGCCGTAGCGTCCGGGATTCCCGGGGTGCAGAACTACAACCAGGCGATGGGTGTTCTGAACGCCACCGTCGGCGTTGGCGACATGAAGATGCAGGATCTCGCAAGCGCGTTCGGATCCGGCATGGTTGCCACGGTGAAGGGTTTCGGCCTGTCCATCACCGATGTCGGCGCCGCCCTCGCCGTGTTCGGCGACAACAACATCCGGGGCAGCCTGGCCGGCAACCAGCTGCGGATGTCCGTGATGGCACTCGCCCATCCCGTCGCCACCGCAGGTGACGCACTGAAGAAATTGGGACTCCAGCAGGACACCCTGTCCCAGGACATGCAGAAGGGCGGTCTCAAGCTCGCCCTGCAAGACCTGATTACCCACATGAAGGCCGCCGGGATCTCCTCGAAGGAGCAAGGCGACATCATCACCCAGGCGTTCGGCCGGAAGGCTGGCGCGGGCCTGAACGTCCTCGTGTCGCAGTTCGACCGGCTGCAGTCGAAGTATCCGGCGTTGGAGGCGGGCGCCAACAAGTTCGGTGACGCCTGGGCTGCGACGCAGAAGACGTTCGCGTTCCAGATGAAGGCGCTCCAGTCCAGCTTCGACGCGTTGATGATCAGCCTCGGTACCAAGCTGATCCCGCCCCTGCAGTCGTTCGTGAGCCTGCTGCTCGCGCACAAGACTGCGGCGGCTGCTGCGGCGGCCGGGATGGCTGGTCTCCTCGCCGCTACGTTCGCTGTGTCGGCTGCAATGAAGGTGGCTGCCGCGGCATCCATCGTGTGGAACGGCGCGATGCGTGGTTTCGCTGCGCTCCAGGGTGTGTTTCAGGCAGTCGCGCTGAAGGCGATGTACATGCAGGACGCGTTCCTTGCGGCCGGCGGAGGCATCGCTGGGCTCAAGGCCGCATTCATGGAACTGAGCGTGGTGGGCAAGGCCACGGTTGCAGTCGCCGGGTTCACCGCGCTGGCGCTGGTGCTGATGAAGCTGTCGTCGATCGGTAAGCAGGCGCCGCCGGACGTCGACAAGCTCACCACCAGCCTGACCAAGCTGGCGGAGTCCGGGAAGGCCAGCGGTGAGGCCGCGCGCGTCTTCGGCTCGGACTTCGGGAAGCTCGGCGATGCGCTACGCACCCTGTCCCGCCCGTCGGACTTGGACAAGACACAGCAGTTCCTGACCCAGCTCATCGGCATGGACTCGACGCCGGTGAAGAACGCCAAGGAGGCGTTCAGCGGTCTCGACCAGGCGTTGACCGGGATGGTCAACGGCGGCAAGGCGGGCGAAGCGAAGCTCGCTCTTCAGGACACGATCAAGGCTCTGCAGAAGCAGGGTTTCACTTCTAAAGAGGTGATGGGCCAGCTCGGCGACTACAAGAACGCGTTGGCCGGTCAGGCACTGCAGCAGCAGCTTGCGGCGAAGAGCATGGGCCTGTTCGGCGATGCGGCGGTGTCGACGCAGAAGGCTCTTGACGGCGAAGCACAGGCCGCGCAGGGCCTCGAACAGTCGATCATGGCGTTGAACTCGGTGCATCGTGGAGCGTTCGACGCCGAGACGGCCTTCTACCAGGCCATGAGTGACGCGCAGAAGGCGGTTAAGGAGAACGGTCGAACCCTCGACCTCAACACCGACGCGGGTCGTAAGAACCGCGATGTCCTCAGCCAACTCGCCGCAAAAACCGAGGACCTGGTCGACAAGAAAATGAAGGAGAAGACCTCTTGGGACCAGGTCGACAGGATCTACAAGCAGGGCCGCCAGAGCCTCATTGACGCCGCCATGGCGATGGGTGACACCAAGAAGCAGGCGGAGGGACTCGCAGACGCGATCCTGAAGGCGCCTGATGCGAAGAAGTTCCAGTTCAAGGTTGATGACAAGCAAGCGGCTTCTGACCTGAACGCCTTCAACGCTGCGGTGAAGAAGTCGCCGGGCACGAAGAGCGTAACCCTCACAGCGCTGAGCAAGACCGCCGAGCAGGTACTGGAGGCGTTCGGGTTCAAGGTGAAGCGTCTCCCGGATGGGAGCGTTAAGATCACAGCGCAGACGGGTGCCGCCCTCAGCGCGATCCGGAACGTGGCGGGTGCCGTCGCCGGGCTGCACGGCAAGTCGATCGGTATCGGCGTCTACACCACGAACTATCAAAAGACGGTGGATCAGGGCACCGTTCACTCTGGCCCGCAGCTGCCCGGTATGCCCGGGGCTGCGCACGGCGGTCTGATGCCGCGGTATGCGGGCGGCGGGGATGTCCAGGTCGCACCGAACGGACTGGTCCGCGGGCCGGGAACCGGGACCAGCGATGACATTCTGGCCCTGTTCGAGTCCGGCGCGCGCGGCATGATCTCGGACACCGAGTTCGTAGTGAACGCGAGGTCGACCCGGAAGTACCTACCGCTGCTCCAGCTGATCAACAAGGACAAGCTGGGCCACTTCGCACGCGGCGGTCTCACCCAGGCCGAGAAGGACGCCCGGAACCAGCTGCACAGCGACTTCGGGATCTCCTACTTCGGCCGGTACGCGGGTTACAAGCGGACCCCGTTCGAGCGGAATCTGGGTGCGCCGGACGACATCAACGCGCTGGTCTCCAGCCTGAATGACGCCGCGGGGAAGATCCGGGCCGCGTTCAGTGGCCGGACCGAGTCGAGCCTGCTCAAGCGCCTCGCCAGCGTCGGCAAGGCTCTGATCAGCCACGAGATAGCCCTCGCCAAGGTCAACTCGGCGCTGTCGTCGGCGAAGGACAAGCTCACCTCGCTGAAGGACAGCGCGTCCCAGCTGTCCGACTCGGTGAAGTCCAACCTGATCTCATCGGCGAACATCACCAAGGCCGCGAGCGCCCCCGACGGCGGCGTGCTGACCCTGTCCGCGGTCCGCGCCGGAATGATCGTCAACCGGGACAAGGTCGTTGCCTTCGCCAACGCCCTCAAGGCACTGAAGGCGAAGGGCTACTCGAAGAGCATCATTCAGCAGGTCGCCGAGGCTGGCGTCGACGGCGGCGGCCTGGAGACTGCGGGCGCGCTGCTGCAGGCGTCGGCGTCCGAGGTGTCGTCGATGAACTCGGTGCAGTCGCAGATCGAGTCCGCGGCCGGCAGCGCGGGGAAGACGACCGCGTCGGCCGTGTACGACGCGGCGATCAAGGCTCAGGCGAAGGTCGTCGACAAGCTGACCAAGCAGCAGGCCAGCCTCGAAAAGACCATGGCCAACCTAGCGAAGTCCATGGAGAAGCTCATCTCCAAGGCGCTCGGCCACAAGGCCACCGGCGGTGTCGTCGGCATGGCCGCTTCGGGTGGCCTGCGGTCGTCGCTGACGTGGGTGGGTGAGCAGGGCCCAGAGCTGTTGGATCTGGGGGCCGGGGCGCGGGTGTGGTCGAACCCCGACAGTCGGAGGATGTGGGCACAGGCTCACACGCCGTGGTCGTCGATGCTGAACACGCCGCAGCGCGCGTCCGCCGGCTACGCACCTGCAACCTCTGCTGCCCGGCAAGAGCCGATCGTGTTGGAGCTGCGGTCGTCCGGTAGCCACGTCGACGAGATGCTGCTGCAGATCCTCCGCAAGGCGATCCGAGTCCGCGGCGGCAACGTTCAGTTGGTTCTCGCCGGGCGACCGGCATGAGGGAGTGATCAAGATTCACAGGTACAAGATCTGGAACGGGCCAATGCCGACGACGGCGGCTCAGCAAAAGGTGACGACGGGCACGGCGATCAAGTCGATGCTGCAGGTCGCCACCCCGTCGGCACGGCAGATCCAGCTGATCAGCTGGGGGTTCACCCTGGACGCCGTCCCCGCGTCGGCTGGGCAGGTGGAGTTGATTCAGACCGATGTGGCCGCGACCGTCACCGCGCACGTGGCGTCTGGTGTGCAGCCGCTGGACCCCAACGCCCCGGCCAGCCTCATGACCCTCAGCACGTCCGGCACCGGCTACACAGCCACGGCCGAAGGCACCGTCACCGCCACTCGCACGTTCGATGCGCAGCTGATCCCGCCCACTGCGGGCGCCCTGGATCTCAACTACGTCTATCAGTGGATGCCGGATGAACGGCCCATCATCGCCGTCAGCCGGTTCCTGCGCGTCCGGGCGACCTTCGGCGCGGCAGTGAACATGTCGACGTGGATCGTGTGGGACGAGTAGCCGATGCCGGGTGGAGGACTCGCAGCTCGGGTGATGGGCTGGCAGCGACGCATGCGCGTCGCGGCCGGTCCCCTTGGCGCGTCCGGGGAAGCCTCGGATGACCAGCCGGTCCAGGTGGAGATGTTCATCAGCGGCGCCTGGGTGGACATCACCGACTACGTCATGGTCCGCGACGACCAGGGGAACATCGCGCTCAACCGTGGGATCCGGGACGAGGGCAGCAACACCGAGCAGGGTGGGGGCACCTTCCCCCTGAGAAACGCGGACGGCCGGTTCAGTCCCCGTAACCCGACGGGCCCGTACTACGGGGCGATCGGCCGCAACACGCCGATCAGGGTCAGTGTGCCCGACGGCCTCGGCGGCAAAAACTGCCGGCTGTGGGGCGAAGTCCCTGAGTGGCCTGTCTCCTGGGACACCACGGGCACGGACGTATGGACGGACGTGTCCGCCAGCGGGCTGTTGCGCCGGCTCGCGCAGGGCCCGGCACCAGCCCGGTCGGTGATCTACAACGCGATCACTGACCCTAAGCCGTCGGGGCTGGTTGCGTACTGGCCGATGGAGGACGCCACGGGGGCCACATCGCTCGCGTCTGCGCTCACCAACGGGTCGGCGATGACGTGGGCGGGTGTACCCACGCTCGCCTCGTACAGCACGCTGGCCGCGTCCGATCCGTTGCCCGACATCAGCGCGGCGACACTGTCCGGTGGCGTCCCCCGATACGACGACCCAACCGCCACACAGGTGCGTTTCCTCGTCTACATTCCGGCATCGGGCCTCGCCGACGGCAAGGTGATCTGCTCAATCGACCAGCAGGACTACAGCCCCGGGGCGGCGCAGTTCTGGGAACTGTACTACTCCACCACCGACGCCTCGAACTCGCTCGTCCTGAAGTCGTGCGACGCCGCCGGGAACAACCTCGGCGCGCTGCTCCCACACGTGGTCGACGTCCGCGGACGCCTCCTGTACGTCAGCGTCGAGTTCCAGGAATCCGGCGCGAACATCACCCGGCAGATCCAGCTGAAGGACGTCAACACAAGCCGCGTGTACGCGGTCTCGGACACCGAGTTCGTCACCCAGCTGTCCCGCGTCACCCGGCTGCAATTCGGACCGGCCACCCGCAGCGCCATCAGCCCGTTCGGTGCTGCGTTCCTGCCGGGCGTCGCGATCGGACACGTCACGCTGGAAAACCAAATCACAGCAATCGGTGCGCTCGGCGTCCGCCTCAACCCCATCGGCGAAACCGCAGGCCGCCGAATCCAGCGGCTATGCGGCGAGCAAGGACTGCCATTCGACTGGGTCGGCGACCTCGACGACACGACAGCAATGGGCGCGCAGGGCAAGTCCAACCTGCTGACGCTGGTGCAGGAGTGCGTCGACGCCGACGGCGGCATGCTGTACGAATCCGGCTCCGTGCTCGGCCTGGGCTACCGCACCCGTGCCAGCCTGTACGACCAGGACCCGACGCTCACCCTCGACTATCCGTCCGGGAAACTGGCGCAGATCCCGACACCGGTCGAAGATGATCGCTACTTGCAGAACCGGGTCACCGTCACCGTGAGCGGCGTCTCACAGACGTACGAACAGACTGGTGGCTCCCTCGGGACTGCGCCTCCGCCGGCTGGGGTCGGCTACTACGGGCAGGACGTGACGCTCAACCTCGCGGCCTCGGACGCCAGCACGTTGCAGGATCAGGCGGCGTGGCGTGTCCACCTCGGCACTGTGGATGAGGCCCGCTACCCGCAGATCTCAGTGAACTTGGCTCACCCGTCGATCACGCCGGACATGCGGCGCGCGATCATCGGCATGCGGATCGGTGACCGTATCCAGATCACCAATCCACCTGACTGGCTGCCGCCCGACACCGTTGATCAGCTCGTCATCGGCACGTCCGAGACGATCACCCACATCGAGCACCGGGTCACGTTCAACTGCCGCCCGGCTAGCCCGTACTCGTATGTCGGCTACCTCGACACTGCGGCGCGGATCGACACGGACGGCTCCCAACTGGCAGCGGACATCGGGGCCGGGACAACGGTGTTCGGTGTGCAGCCGACCGCGCCGAACGAGGGCCTGTGGACGAAGGACCCCGGCGACCTGCCGTTCGACATCGCGGTCGGTGGCGAGGTCATGCGCGTCACAGCTGTCGGCGATGCAGCGACAGATACGTTCGCGCGGACTGTGTCCAGTGCATGGGGCACGATGGATTCTGGGTTCACCTGGACCACGAGCGGCGGCACGTCCACGGACTACTCCGTCAGCGGGGGCAGCGGGAACCATCTGCTGGCGTCGGTCAACATCAGCCGCAGGTGCCTGCTTGCCGCGACTACCGCCGACCTGGACATGTACGTCAGCGTCACCGCGGATCAGCTGGCGACGGGCGATGCCCTCAACGGCGGTCTGATCAATCGGTACCTCGACTCGAACAACCTGTACCACGCGGTGGTCCAGTTCACGACGTCGAACACTGTGAGGCTGCTGATCGTCAAGCGGCTGAACGGTACCGAAACGACGCTCGGCTCGTACACGATGCCGGCCGTGACGTTTTCGGCCGGGACGTACTACCGGGTGCGGCTCAACTCCAAGGGCAGCCTGCTGCGGGCGAAAGTGTGGCTGGCCGCGGACGCCGAGACACCGGAGTGGCAGGTCACCGTGATGGACACCGACCTGTCCATGCCCCAGTCGATTGGAGTGCGGTCCATCTCCGGGGCCTCGTCGACGAACGTGAACCCGTCGATCAAATATCAGAGCTTCGTGGTCACCAGCCCGCAGGCGTTCACCGTGACCCGCTCCATCAACGGCGTCGTCAAAGCCCACACCGCGGGCGAAGACCTCCGGCTCGCCAATCCCACCATCCTCGGACTGTAAGGAGACGACTGTGGCTGAGGCCTATCCGACACCGCTCGCTGGACAGCGGCTCACTGCGTCGCTGCTGCGGTCGATGCAGGTTCAGTGTCTGCGTAAGACGTCGGACACGAGTAGGTCGGCGACGACGACGCAGGCCGCGGATCCGCACCTGCAGATGGATGTCGTTGCGGGCGGCGTGTACACGGTGTGGGGCTGGCTCAAGTACGACGCGTTGGCCGCCGCGGACATCACGATCGGGTTCTCGTATCCGACTGGTGGCTTGGGTGAGTGGGTGGGGGCTGGTGCTGGCACGACGGTTACGTCGGCGACTGGCGGTGGTGGCACGCAGCAGGATGCGGTGTCGACGTGGGGCTACAACGTGCGCCTGGAGTCCACTGATGTCACGGCGACGCGTACCTATGGCGGTCTGGGTGTGGGGAACACGCTGACCATCGCCATGAACGCGACGTTCCGGATCGGTTCGAACGCGGGCACGTTGGCGCTGACGTGGGCGCAGGCGTCCTCTTCCGCGACGGCCACGACCGTGTACACGGATAGCTGGCTCAACGTCCTGCGCGTGGCCTGAGAGAGGGGAATCCAGCATGGCGAGCTACGTGGTCACTGCGAAGAACTCCAGTGCGGAGCCGATGGTTTCGGTGCAGATCTCTGCGATCAGTCAGGAGGGGACGGTCGTCGAGGAGATCGACGTCGTGGACTCCGTGCGCAGTTTTCTGGCCACGGTGTCGGGGGTGGTGTCGGTGACGGCACTGAAGTATGAGCAGGTCATCACCAACGTGTAGCCCGGCGCTCCTTCGTCTGAGGGAGCGCATAGACAAGCCTCGTACGCTAATTACGAAACGCTACGTCTCGTATCGAAACTCTGGCCCGCGAAGGGACCTCGATGAGCACCTCCCTCCTTCCCGAGAACCGCTCCCGCGCGTACAGGCTCGGGCGGCACGTCGAGCACGACCCGCGGTCCCTTCGGTACGCGCACGGCGTTCTGCCCGATTCCGCAATCAAACCAGTGCAGTGGACGCGCCGTGTACCCGTCTTCGATCAGGGCGACTTGGGCTCATGCACGGGCAACGCCGCGGCCGGCGTGCTGGCGACGGACAGCGCGGCCGGACAGGGCGCCTCTTCGGTGACCGTGAAGGGCACCGAGCGGGCGGTCGACGAGTCGCTCGCCGTCGACCTGTACAAGTTGGCCACCACGCTGGACAACGTCCCCGGCACCTACCCGCCGGACGACACCGGTTCTTCGGGCCTCGGCGTCGCGAAGGCGCTGGAGTCCGTGGGGCTCGCGACCGGGTACACGCACGCCTTCTCCCTGGCCGCGCTCAAGAGCGCCCTTCAGACGGGCCCGGCGATGCTCGGCATTGTCTGGCTGAACTCGATGTTCGACCCGGCCAGCGACGGCACGCTGCCCGTCGACCACTCCTCGGGCGTGGCCGGCGGCCACGAGATCGTGTGTACCGGCTGGGACGGCAGCAGGTTCCGCCTGGACAACAGCTGGGGTGCCGGGTGGGGCGATGCGGGTTCGTGCTGGGTGAAGGAGCCAGACATGCAGTGGCTTCTTGGGCAGCAGGGTGACGTGACCGTGCCCGCGCTCGTGGTCGCGCCGCAACCGGCTCCCACCCCCACGCCGACGCCCGCGGACCCGGATCTCGCGTTCGCGGTCGCTGCTCACAACTGGCTCACGCAGAAGGGGCTTTGACCATGGTCGACCTGTGGATGCCGGGCGCGGCTCAGCACTCCCTCGGCAACACCGGGGTGATGGACGGCGGTCCGGCGCGCGCGGTCTGGCACATCACCAGCAACGACAGCGATCACACGTTCGCGAACGAATTTGGCTGGTTCACCGGTGGTGGCGCCGACGTGGCGCCGCACCTGCTGTGGGACCCGTTCACCGGCCAGATTGCCCAGATGTTCCCGGCCGACAGCCGCAGCCTGTCGCTGCAGAACGACGGCACCGTGAGGACCAACAGGACTGGAAAGTACTGCATCCAGATCGAGACCGTCTTCACCCAGGGCGAGATCGTCAACGGCAAGACGTACAACACCGTCGCCGACACCCCCTGCAAGGGCCTCGACGCCATCGTGACCTGGCTGCGCAGTCTCGGTATCGCCGACGGCTGGCCCGCGGGCGCACCGACCGGCTTCCACCGGCAGGACGTCACCCTCGACTTCTGGCTCAACCATGGCGGCCACTACGGGCACAACATGGTCCCCGGCAACAGTCACGTCGATCCGGGCCCGATGCCTGCCGGCATGTTCGGGAGTAGCCCGAAGCCGTCGACCAAGCCGCAGGTATCCCTTGAGCACATCGTGTATGCGGCACAGCACGACCCGCCGGCTGCGCAGGGCCACACCAGCTACAAGACTGAGGTGCTGCTGGTGGAGAAGGCGTTGCAGGCCGAGAAGCTCCTCGCCGCGCAGTACGTCGACGGCTCATACGGGTCACTGACGGTCAACGCGTATGCGCGCTGGCAGAAGAGCCTCGGCTACTCCGGTAGCGCTGCCGACGGCATTCCTGGGATGACCAGCCTCAAGAAGCTCGGCGCGAAGCACGGCTTCGACGTCGTCGCCTGAAAGGAAACCCTCATGAAGATCTTCGGTAGAGAGCCTGCGGCGTTGCTCGCCTTCGTGGCCGTCGGCATCAAGCTTCTCGCCGCGTTCGGCGTCGGCCTCAGCTCCGATCAGCAGGCCGTCCTCAACGCCGTGGCCGCGGCTGTCGTCGGCCTGGTCGTGGCTGTCATGGCGCATGATGCCCTTGCGGCGCCCCTGTACGGACTTGCTCAGGCCGCGCTCGCTCTCGCGGTGGGCTTCGGCCTGCACTGGTCGGCGGATCAGCAGGCCGTCGTGCTCTCCTTCGTGCAGGTCGCGATTGCCATGTTCCTGCGGACCCAGGTCACGGCTAAGGCTCCTGCCGAGACTGTCGCCTCGGTTCAGGGGGCGTAGTGGGGTGCCGTGCGGCCCGGCGGCTCATGCGCATGCTGGGCCGCCGCGGCGCGATCCTCCTGTCCTACGGCACCGTGTGGGCCTTGTACGGGTACGGCGTGCTCATTTCCCCGCTGCCCAACCAGCCCGGCCTCGCCCTGGCCACCGACCTGCTGCCGCTGCGTGCCTGGGGCTGGCTGTGGATCGCAACCGGGGTCATCGCACTGTTCTCGGCATGGCTACCGCAGGGGGCCGACTGGGCCGGTTTCCTAGCGCTGCCGCTGATCGTACTGCCGTGGATGTCGAGCTATCTCGCGGCGTGGCTGCAGGGCGATTTTCCGCGAGGATGGATCGCGGGCGCGGTCTGGGCTGCAATCGCTATACCCGTGCTGGTTGCTGCGGGATGGCCTGAGCCGCCCCGCGTGAAGAGAGTGAGCACCACGTCATGACGGTTGACACCTGGATTCAGGCCGGGCTGGCACTCGTCGGTACCGCGGGCGGCGTCGTCTCCGCGAGGGCGGCACGGCGTACGAAGCGGCAGGAGAAGCGGGACGACTTCACCACGATCAAGGATGCGCTGAACGAGCGCATAGACGATCTGAAGAAGGACATCACCAGCCATCAGACGCAGATCACCTGCCAGCAGGATCAGATCACGGGCCAGGGTGCAGCGATCTCGTGGCTCGTGGTGGATCGACGGAGTCTTGTCGGCTACATCCGTGGCGCCGGTTTGGAGCCGCCGGTGGCGCGGCCGATACCGGAGCGGGCGCGGCCGTTCCTGGACAGCATCGACGTGTGAGAACTGGAGTGCGACGACCCCGCCTCGCTGGAGGCGGGGTTTCGTCATGCCGCGGTCGTCATCTCCGCCCGGTCGGCTGCAGCCCACTCCGTGAGCAGCACTTCGTAGCGAGCCCGCTCGTCGTCCGTGAACGGCCGGCCCCACGCCCCGCGGGCCAGTCTGCGGATGTCCTCGTTTACGACCGCAGCAGAGCGCACGGGGCCCGTAGGCAGAGGGTTGGGGGACATGTCCCAAGGCTATCGGGCAGAGCCCCGAAACACTCATGGCTGTCCGAGCAGATTCCGGCCGCAGTACGGTGGATGCACACATACCTTCTGGCGGGGGTACAAATGAGCACATCGATCGGCGATCACATCCGTAGCCTGCGTGAATTCCGCGACCTCACCCAAGAGGGCCTCGCCTCTCGTGCCGGCGTCAGCGTCGACATCATCCGCAAGCTGGAACAGGGGCGGCGGCAGACCGCCCGCATCACCACCTTGCGCGCACTCGCGAGGGCCCTCGATGTCCAGCTGGAGCGCCTGGTAGGACAGCCCACTGTGACCCAACAACTCACCGACGACGGCGGCCTCATCGCCCTGCGCGACGCCATCCAGGACATCGGCGCCCTGCCCGGCGTCCTCGCCGAAGACGATGCGGAGGACCCGCCGAGCGAACCGGCTTGGGTGGCCAGCGTCAAGGCAGCGACAACGCAGTACTGGCAAGGCGAGTACTCCGGGCTGTCCGCCGCACTGCCGCTCATCCTGCGGGACGGTCGCGCGGTCGCCCGGCAGACGTCGACAGAACGGGTGTGGCAGCAACTCGCTCTCGCCTACCAGCTGGCCGCCTGCCTGGCGACGCAGGCCGGGCACCCGGACTGGGCATACACCGCGGTAGAGAAGCAGCTCGCGGCGGCGGCACGGGCGTCGGATCCGTTGATGGAGGGCATCGGCGTATCCACGCTGTCGTGGGTGCTGCTGCGGCAGGGGCGGTGGGAGCAGGCGCAGGACATTGCTGTGCGCAAGGCGGAGGCGCTGGAGCCGTCGTTCATGAAGGGGACGCCGGCGCAGTTCGCGGTGTACGGGAATCTGTTGGTGGCTGCGGCGACGCCGGCCGCCCGGCGGGACGACCACGACCGAGCTATAGAGCTGCTGTCTGGTGCCGAAGCTGCCGCGGTCCGCAGCGGCCCGGTCCGCGCCTACGGCACTGCTTTCTCCGTGACGGACGTGCGTACCCAGAAGGTGAACGTCGCCCTTGCGGGAAGCGAGAATCGGCCTGAGAAGGCGTTGGAGTTCGCGGGTGAGGTGCGTGTGGGTGAGATCTCCCGACCGGTGCATTCGGCGTCGTACCGCGTGGATGTAGCCCAGGCCCAGTACCAGACGGGTGACAGCGAGGGCGCTCTCACGACGCTGCTGGAGGTGGAGGAAGACCAGCCGGAGTGGATCAAGTTGCAGGTGCTGGCGTCGGCTACGGTCCGGGAGATGCTGGAGGCCGAGCGGCGCCGGAACACTCCTCTTCGGGGGCTGGCTGCGCGGCTGGGAGTTGACCCCGCCCTGTAGGACAACACGTCCTATCTGAGCGAGAATTGACGGAGCGACTGGTGCACTCTGTCGCTGGGCTGTGGTCACGCACGCACGTAGCGTGAGGTCACAGAGGGCGGCGCCGTCCAACCCCCGCCAGGCAGCGGGCGGCGCCGCACGACCAGCAGCCCGAGGAGCCCCGTCGTGAGAACCGCCGTCGCCGACCTGCTACCGCTGCCCGCCCTGGAGGGGCTCACGGACCAGCAGCGCCGGGGTACCGCGTGCGTCTGGAACCACGGCCACGGTTCGCTCACTACGACTACGGCCATAGACCTTGGTGAACGGCAGGCCAGCGACGGCACCACGTGCTTCCTGCGTGGCTGCAAAGCGTGCGCGCAGGCGCTCGTGATTCCGACGCTGCAGGACCACACCAACTCGTGCGAGCAGTGCGTCGATGACTACACCAGGTGCGAGACCGGGGCGGGCCTGGTGCGACTGGTGAGGGAGACCCGGCGGTGAACCGGAAGGATCTCGCCACGCGTCAGGCAGAGGCCGCCCGGTCCGGGGCTCGTGCGGCCGGGTACTGCGCTCTGGAGCACCCCAACGGCGGGGCGTCCTGCACTCGCTCGCCTGGCCATGGTGGGCCGCATCGGGACTTCTACAACGGCCGACAGTCCGTGACGGACGCGTCCGGCACTGGGTGGGTCGAATAGACGCCGTGCCCGACGTGGACGCCGATCGCGTCGGGCACGGGCACAACTCCGGCGCCTTGCGGGCGTCGGCGATTAGAGCACGTCAGCCGAGTGAACAGGAGTAGGCAATGACCCTGAAGAACGCCCTCCGCACCACCGTGGCGAACGACCCCGAGGAAGACGACGGTCAGGGCGGCAACCCGCCGACCGGTGATTCCGACGACGGCCGCGGCTACTAGGAACTGACTGTCGGCCCCCGCCCGTACAGTGGCGGGGGCCGACACCCCACGGACAGATCGGAAGGGCGCACCGATGGCGAAGGACATGAGCGGCACAGGCAGGGTCACGATCTTCCCGCTCCTCCATGACTGGGAGACCAGCAGCAGGTGCGTCCTGGTGTACACGACTGCGGACAACGGTATGACCGCCGTCCTCGGTGTCATCCCTGTCGAAGGCAACGTCCATGAGCCGGGCGACCTGTTCGCGCTGGCTGGCCGGCACGGTTTCATCGGCGAGTGGAAAGGCTCGCACGAGCAGCGGTGTGGGTGCTGGCTGGTGGCTACGGGGGCAGGTTCGCGGATGGTGCGGAAGGCGGGGACGATCGAGGTTCCTCAGACTGAATGGTCGCTGGACATGGTCCGGTCAGTCGATCTGGATGGAACGTATGCGGGGCATGTGCGGGTTGCGGCGGGGCGGATGACGCTGGCTGATGCGGAGTTGATGGAGCGGGCTCGCGCGCTCGTGCCCGTTCCGGCGGTGCCGGTAGTGATTGCGTAGCCGTTCATGCTGGCCCCACTCGTCTGCTGCCCCCGTGGCGGATGGGTGGGGCCTTGTCGTGTCAGCGGACGAGGTCGGCGAGAGGGACGTCGAGGGCGTCGGCGATGAGCAGCAGGTGATCCAGCAGGGTGCTGTGGGTGCCTTGCTCGATCCGGTTGATCGTTTTGCGGTCGAGGCCCGTCAACTCGCCTAAGGCTTCTTGGCTGAGTTGACGGCGCCCGCGAGCTGCGCGGATGGCGTCCCCGACGGCCTGGCGGCGGGTGAGTACCCAGGCGGGCAGGGGATCGGATGGCACGCATACACGCTGGTCAAGATCTTGATCGTTGTCTGTACCATCGTTGGTACAACGTGAGTGCGCTTTCTGGCCAACGCGCAACCCTTGCGAGATCAAAACACCCGTTCGAGTGACGTGATTCTTGACTTATTGTCAACAGGGAACCCGCATGTCAAGGATTACGTGCACCGATCAAGTACTCGACCGAAAACGCCAATTACCAGCAAGTGAGACATAGCGCCATGACCGATGAGCAGTCCCGGCCCCACCCTGGACCCCTCACCGACCTCCAGAGGGCCCGCATCGACTTCGCCCGCCGCGACCTGGAGTACACGCGCGCCGAAGACCTCGCTCAACTCGACGCCGCCGGCCTCATCCTCATGATCGAGCGCCTCCGGACCCGACTCGACGACATGCTCCAACTCATCGACGAAACAACTGGGCCCAGAGACCGGCCCAACTAA